TAGATGTGATCTACCTAGACTTACACTGAAGCTGGTATCTCAGTTTTCTAGAGCAAAAGGCACTGAAGTATCTATCCCTGCGTTCTTTAGATATATCTTTGGTGTGGATGCAGAAGCATTTTATCCAAAAACTCAGATGTTTACTGTTGGTGAAAGTCAGATTGGCGCTGACTCTTTAAGGTTTCTTCAAGATTCTCGTTTCTGGCAGGTGTTATCTATTCAGATTAAATCACCTCTTAGTACAATTCAATGGAATGACATTTACAAAAGATATAATCACATTGCAGGATTTGCTCTTTTTGCTGAAACGCAATTTGAAACAGTAGCAGGAAATATCTCTGCAGTTTCACCTCTTTCAATTGCTGATACTCTAACTGAAGGCGCTCTGACTCTTGAGGCAACAGCAACTGAAGTATCTACTGCATTCACCAGCTCGACTGGTGTTGATAGTGATCAAACAATTAGATTCTACACTGATCGTGATATCGAATTCTATCAAGATTCTATTGGTGGACTTACCACTGCACAGAAAGGCGAGTATACTTCTATCGCTGATGTTCTTGATACTAATTCACCAACGTTCTCTTCGAATGACAGCGATAAGTTCTCTGATCAGTCTCTCCAGACTATGGACGAGGATCTGTTTACTCATTATGATCCAAACAGAGTTGATTCCGCTTAGAAAAGCATTATAAATAAATTAGAATAGGTTTTAACGAGTAGTAAAACATGACCAGACAGAATATATCTACAGGTACAACTGCTAATGACGGCACCGGAGATACCCTTCGCAGTGCTGGCACCAAGATTAATCAGAACTTTGTTGAACTGTATCAGGCATTCGGAACTGATAGCAGCACATTAGGTTCTGGGATTACTTTCGATACTTCTGGTATTGTCATTGAAGGCACTACAAATACAACTACAATTGCTCCAAAAGATCCTGGTTCTGATGTAACATTCCAGATTCCAGATAGTAGTGGCGAAGCAGTTATTTTAAGTCCAGATAATATCGTTTATCTAAAAGATTCTACTGGCGCCGTATCAAAGATTTATTACGGTAACGTGTTTGGCCTTATTGGCGACCTTCCTTCGGCTACAACGTATCATGGTATGTTTGCACATGTACATGCAACAGGTAAGGGATATTTTGCTCATGCTGGTGCTTGGCATGCATTATTAGACAGCGATACATTTACTTCCAGAACTGGACTTCAACTAATTAATCCAAAGATGGATACCACTATTTTTGATAATACTGGCACATTTGGATTATTGGAATTAGATAATACTTCTACAGGTAATACAAGTTATGTAAAGATTACTAACGTAGACGATTCTGCCCCTGTAATTACAGCAGAAGGAACATCTACTGATGTAGGTGTTAGAATTAAGGGAAAAAATAATGGTGTTCTAACTCTTGATGGTAAACTCGGATATGGATATCAATCTGTAACAGGATCTACTGACAGCGATTTAGATTCTTCTGCAAATTTCTATATGTTAAATGTTGCAACTCCTAAATCATTTAAAATGCACGATGGATCCGTTATTGGTGAAACTAAAAGATTTGCAAATAGAAGAAGTTCTTCAGTTACGATTAACTTTAATTCAAATAAGTTCGAACACCCAACTGGACCTTACACTAGCTTTACGATGACAGATATTGGTTTAATTACTATTGTTTGGACTGGTAGTGAATGGGTATCTGATAAAGACTCTGATAAATATATTACATTTGCTTAAAAGGTAAAGAATAGATGGCAGCTATTGTAACGAATAACTTAAAAAAGCAGCTACTGCAAACTATCGTAACTGATATTTCAGCAGACAGCGCTAACTATTACTACATTGGTATTAGTAGGTCAAATCCATGGGATGAAACTGATACTGTACCAACCGTAGGTAATACAGAGAGAGAAAAGAGAAACTTCCGTGCTGCTCTTCAGTCCATCATTCGTACAACTGATGCTTCATTTGTAGCACCCAGATATAACTGGTCTTCTGGTTCAATTTACAGTGCATATAACGATAATCAAACTGCTGCGGCAAACTCTACAACTTATCCTTACTATGTATTAACTGCTAACCAGAGAGTTTATCTTTGCCTTCAACAAGGTAAGTCTGATACTGGTACGATTCTTCAATCCACAGTTGATCCTGATACGATTGGTGCAAGCACTAGTGCATCTGCTACCTCTGATGGATATATTTGGAAATACTTATTTACTCTCAGCGGTACGAATGCAAGTAAGTTCCTTTCTGCTAACTATCTTCCAGTTTCTAAAGTAGATTCTTCTGGTAGCTTGACTGTAATTCAACAAGCGCAGAAAGATGTACAAGATGCTGCTACTGCAGGGTCCATTATTGGATATAGAGTAGTCAGTGGCGGTGTTGGATATTCTAGCGATCCTACTGTAACGATTAGTGGTGATGGAACTGGTGCTAGAGCAATTGCTAAGAGAACTGCCACAAACCAAATTTCTAAGATTGAAATTGATGATTCTGCTGGTGGTATTCCATTCGGTTCTGGTTATAGTTATGCCTCTGTTTCGTTAACTGGTGGTTCTCCAACCACTGATGCCGTTATTGAACCAATTATCTCTGTAAATGGTATTGGTTCTGACCCAAGAGATGATCTGGGATCTGATGCTGTAATGATTAACGCTAAACCAAATGGCGTCCAAAATGGATCCTTTATGGTTGGGCAGGACTTTAGGCAGATTGGTCTGATTAAGAATCCTAAGAAAAATAATGATTCTGATTTTACAGGCACTGATGCTAGAGCAATGCGTATCTTGACTCTGAACAACATTACTGCTGGATTTGATAGTGCTGCTGTAGAAGATGCTCTGATTACAGGAGATACAACTGCTGCGATTGCTCTCGGTGATGAACTGGTTGGGTCAAAACTCTACTATCACTTCGATGATAGCACAGGATTTAAACAATTCCAATTAGCAGAGGACGTTTTCCTCGATTCTGGAACAGGGATTACTGCAACGATTGTGACGGACTCTGAGGGCGAAGTTAAACCATTCTCTGGTGAGCTTCTATATATTGAGAATAGATCGGCAGTGGTTAGAGATGCTGCTCAAACTGAAGATATTAAGATTATCGTAAAACTGTAAGGTAAGACAGAAGAATGCCTAATACATTTACAACTACTACGTTTAGCACAACTTATAGAGACGATTTTAAGGATAGTGATCACTATCATCGTATTCTCTTTAACTCTGGTCGGGCTCTGCAAGCACGTGAACTTACACAGATGCAGACGATTACTCAGACCGAGTTAGAGCGTGTTGGTCGTCATCTGTTCAAAGAAGGTAGTGTTGTAAATCCAGGTGGACTTGCTTTAGACACTAACTATGAGTTTGTTAAACTTGAAACGGGCGCAAGTACAACTGGATTCGCTGTTGGAGATTTAATTACTCAGACCACACCAAGTGGCATTCAAGCGAAAATTCTTCGTATTGAAGCGGCGACTAGTTCTGATCCAGCAACTTTATATGTGAAGTATGTAAGTCAAGGTACAGCAACAGCTGGCGCAGAACCTACTCGATTTGTCGCAGGGCAAATTATTACAAATAGTGGTTCTGGTTCTGCTACTGTACAAGTAACTAATACTACCGCTAACCCTGCTACTGGTCGTGGTACAAAAGCATCTGTTAATGGTGGATCTTACTTTACCCAAGGTCATTTTGTATCTGTAACGCCTCAGACTATCCTAGTTAGCAAATATTCCAGTACGCCAAATGAAGTCATTGGTATGAAGGTTGTTGAGGATGTAGTAACTGTTGATGATACGAATGATCTTTATGACAATCAAAACAATGGTATTCCTAACTTAACTGCTCCTGGTGCAGACAGATATAGAATTACTTTAACGCTGACAATTGAATCTGCTCTGACTGCTGGAGATTCTTTCTTTGCAATCAATAAAATTGTAAACGGTGTTCTTCAAGAAGAAGTAGATGAGACTGAATACAATATTTTGGGTAGAGAACTTGCTACTCGTACCAGAGAAGAATCTGGTGATTATGTTGTAGAGGGTTATACTTCTAATATGCAAGCTGGCGACTCTGATAGTGTCCTTACGCTGAATGTTCAGCCAGGTGTTGCATATGTAGATGGATATAGAGCATCTATTCAAACCCCAACTAAGATTACTGTCAATAAACCTAGAAACACCGAAATCGTTGAAGAAACTATTGCTGCTAACTATGGTAACTATGTAATTGTTTCCGCTGATACTGGTCAAGGATTTATTCCAAATATTGACACTTTTGAAACTGTAAATTTACAAAATGATTCTAACTATGGTGGTTCTACCATTGGTACTGCTCGTGTACGTTCCATGACTGAAGACGGATCAAACTACCGACTGTATCTTTTTGATGTGCAGATGACAGGTAGTAATAAGTTTAGTGAATCTAGAAGTATTGGATTAGACTCGAATCAGCGATTTGATTTAGTTCTTGAAGGTGGTGTTGCAGTTATTAAAGAAGCAGTAAATAATAACCTGTTCTTTGATCTTGGTAAAATTCGTCCATCTTTTGTTGATGATGTTACTGTGACTGTACAGAGAAAATTTAGTGGACAAACTACTTCTGGTATTTTAGATTTAGGTGCACTTCCTTCAGGAGAAACTTTCTCAAGCCAAACTCAGTGGATTGTTGCCACAGATAGCGCATCTTCACATATTATTCTTTCAGGAGCAACTGCTTCTGGTTCTCAGGTAGATATTACAGCAGAAGGTTATTCTGGAGCAACTAATATTGAAGTAATTGCTTACGTTGATAAAACTGCAAGTGCAGTAACAATCCGCCCAAAGACTTTAACCACAGTATCTTCTGAAACAACTACAGTAGAATCTGATGGTGCTGGGTTTAAGTTTGCTAAACTCGCGAATCCAGATATTGTTAGTATTACAAGTGTAGTTGACGCTGCGAGTAAATCTGTATCAAATAGATTTACACTTGATGATGGTCAAAGAGATAACTTCTATTATAATGGTAGACTTGTTCTGAATGGTGGCCAAACTGCGCCAGCTGGTAACTTAACAGTAGCGTATCAACACTATGCACATGGTGCTGGCGACTTCTTTGCTGTTAATTCTTACCCAACCTATAATACCATTCCTAAGTTTAGACAGAGAAACGGTGTTGAAGTTGATCTCCGTGATGTATTAGACTTTAGACCATATAAAGAATCTGATGGATCAAGTTATACAGCATCCAATATTAACGAACTTCCACAGAATACAGATACGATTGCAGCAGACGTAACTTACTATAAAAGACGCAATGATATTCTGACAATTAATGCTGATGGTAACTTAGAATATATTGAAGGCGTACAGGTTCTTGATAATCCTGTTACCCCACAAACTCCTGATGATGCAATGAAGCTGAAAGAGTTTCAGTTGCAACCATATACTGATGATAAAGATGATTTAACTCAGACATTTATTCAGAATCGCAGATTTACAATGCGAGATATTTCTGATATTGTAGAACGTATTGATAATCTGGAAGAAATCACTACACTGAATCTGCTTGAAGCACAGACAGCAGCAATTGAAGTTCTTGATTCTTCAGGTAATAATCGTTTTAAGAATGGATTCTTTGCAGATAACTTCAAGGATCTAGCGTTCTCTAATGTATCTGATGCGAATCAATACACAGCAACGATTGACTTGGATGCACAGAATGTTCTGCCTGATGCAGTATTTAAGAGCATCCCGCTGGCATTTGATTCTGCTAGTGGACAGGCAGGATTTAGTTCTTCTGCGAATGTTAAACTTTCTCAAGACTTTGTAACTCTTGACTATAGCGAAGATTCTTATGTTGTTCAAACTCTCGCTTCTGGTACTGAAAATATTAACCCATTCGAAGTTATTACTTTCGTCGGATCGTTAAAGTTAGAGCCAGAATTTGATGAATGGCAAGAAACTCGTACAATTACCCGAGTGGTTACTAGATCACGTCCATGGGGAAGAGGTGGTATTATTGGATCGACCAGAACAACTACTGCTGGTCCTGTATCAGTTGAACTTCTACCTACAATTCGCTCTAGACTCGTAAGATTTAAAGCAGAAGCGCTCAAGCCTTTAACCAGACATTTCTTATTCTTTGATGGTGAAGCAATCGCTTCCTATGCTAGAGAAGAAACGCTGTTTACACCATTCGCTAGAAGACTGCAAGATCAATATATTAACTCTACTGCAACTAGCCATCCTGGCGGTTCTAGTAATTTGATTAGCGATGCTAATGGTGAAATTATTGGATCATTCTTAGTGCCGAATAACAGTTCTCTGTCATTCGATGCTGGAGAAAGAGAAGTTAAACTCCTTGACATTAGTGCTAATAATGACGCCCTTTCCACCTCTGGTGCATTCGCTTCTTACTTTGCACAGGGATCTAGAAACACTATTGTAAGAACTATTGTTCGAACTCGTCCTAGACCTAGACTTCGGGATCCATTAGCACAATCCTTTACGATTCAGAATACTCAAGGCGCTTTCCTGACTAGTATCGATGTTTACTTTAATACTGCTCCTGCTGCAGGAACTGCAGATGCTAACATTCCGGTCAGAATGGAACTTCGCCCACTTAGAAATGGCGTTCCAAGTCAGACAGAGATCGTTCCTGGTTCTGAAGTAATTGTTTCGGCTGCAACTATTCGAAGCAATATCCCTTCAGATTTGGATGATCTGGCAACAATTCAAGCAACTCCAACTAAGTTTACCTTTGATGCTCCGGTCTATATTCCTGGTAATACGCCGCATGCATTTATTCTGATGGCGGATACTGTAGATTATAATGTATATGTTGCGAAAGCAGGTGACTTTATTATCGGAACAACTGATCAAAGAATTCGTAAGCAGCCAAGTCTTGGTTCACTGTTTATGTCTCAGAACTCTATTACTTGGACTCCTGATCAAACTAGAGATATGATGTTCCAGATTCATAGAGCATCTTTCGTATCTTCTGGTACAGCAATCCTACAGAATATTGATGCTCCACATTCGGTAATGGATACTGATCCGTTCTTAACTGATAGCGGTTCTAGCACTGTTACAGTTAATTATAGGGGACATGGACTTGGTGTAAATGATAAGTTTACAATCTTTGGCATTGATTCTACGGGCGACTTTGGCGGTATTAAAGGCACATCTTTACAAGGTGAAAGAACAGTAACTGCAATTGATGGTACAGGATTTAGATTTACTGCAGATAGTTCTGCAACATCTAGTATCCCAGCTGGTGGATCTGGTCTGTCATTTACTGACAATATTCAGATCGATAATATGTTACCTCAGATTGATACGTTTATCCCTGCTGCTTCGGCATCCCTGACATTCTCAGGCACATTCGCTAAAGGGCGTTCTATCGTACCTCAGAGTGGACAAGGGGCGAATGCTCAAAATACTTTTGCAATCGGTAGCGCAATTAGTTTTAATCCAGAACAGGTTATCACGTTTGATCATCCACAGGTAGTTGCTCACAGAGACCTTGAAGACTCCTCTGGTGTCCTTCTCGCTGCCGGCACACCAAGACGTTCTGTACAAATTACAGCATCTCTTGCTACGAATAGTAACTTCGTATCGCCTGTAATTAATATGTCTAGAGCATCTTTGGGTGCAGCAAATAACCTGATTGATAATCAAGATTCTGCTGCTACGAATAATCCTTTGAACCTGCCTCTGACATATGTAGCAGAAACTGACCCAGCAAATGGTTCGCATCTGTCTAAGCACATTACAGTTCCAATCAATCTTGAACAACCAGCAGTTGGATTAAAAGTTCTGATTGGTGCAAACAGACCAAACCTTGCTAACTTTGATCTTTATTATAGAACAATCCCTGCTGGTGCTGATACAAACATCGAAGATATTTCCTACAGTTTGGCAGCACAAGATACGATTGTTCAAACAGATGAGAATCCAGATATCTTTAGAGAATACGAGTACACCATTGGTGGACTTGGCGGTACATTAACTCCATTCACTACCTTCCAACTCAAAATTGTAATGAGAAGTTCGAATAGTTCTAAGATTCCGACCTTTAGAGACTTGAGAGCAATCGCACTGGGAACATAATAGATGAAGTATGTTCCCGTTGAGAACTCTCCTAATTTAGTTCGAGATAAGTCCACTGGCGCTATTATAAATACAGATAAAAGTGGACTAGAACTAGCAAAAGCAAGAAAAGTTGCTAGAGTAAAAGAACAGAATGAATTAAATGAATTAAAGAGTGAAGTGAAGGAGCTGAAGGAATTAATCCTGCAACTCTCTAAGTCTATAGATTATAAATAATGTTATACACTTAATATAGAAAGAGTTGCTGAAGAAATGGCTGAATATGCGGTACTCACTGCTGATCAAGGTACAGATACTATCTTTAGAATTGAGTTAGTTGATAGTGACAGGTCTGCTAAAGATCTGACAAACTTCACTGCCTCTGCAAAATTCAAGAAGACCTATGCCTCTGCCGATTCTAACTCTTTTACTACAGAAATTCCCACACCAAAAACACAAGGTTTTGTTGATCTGACACTCAACGGATCTATCACGAATGCAATTAAAGCAGGTAGATATGTCTATGATGTTGAGATTCAGAATGGAGCGACTACTGAGAGAGTCCTTGAAGGTATACTTGAGATCAGTCCTTGCGTCACCAAATCAGATACAGCTTAAAGGGTAAGAGATGGCAAGAAGGATAACAGTTAAAAGAGTACTCTCTGGTATACCCAATATATCAACATTGACGACCTTAACGGACATCAATGACTCTGACCTTAGTAGCACCAATGCATATTTGAAGTATGACTCAGACTCTGGGAAGTTTATCTTTGCTTCTCTTTCTTCAATTATTTCTGGTGTAAGCACGGTAAACTCTTTAAATGGTGATGTTACAATTGCTGGTGCAGGTAGTGTATCTGTAGGGACAGCAGGTTCTACTATAACGATCACAGGCACAGATACTGGCGTAGATTCTACTGCTGTCAATACTCTGATTGCTGCAACTGATCTTGGTGATTTAAATAACGTAGCAACAACTTCTCCTTCTACTGGACAAGTACTGAAGTGGAATGGTTCACAATGGGCTCCTGGTACAGATAATACTGGAGCAGGTGGTGCTGGCGGTATTGATTCTGCAGCAGTTACTGCTTTAGTAGATTCCGCTTATGTGCAAGCAAGAGTAACACTTGATGGTGTAGGCATTGACTCTGCGGCGGCTACTACAATTGCTAACACAAGAATTACTAGCACAGTAAATAAATCTTTTGTTGATAATCTTGGTGTAGATGCGGCAACTCTTGGCGGTAATGATTCAAGTTATTACACCAATGCTTCTAATATTTCTACAGGTACATTAAGCGCTGATAGATTACCAACTATTACCTTGGGTGTCAATACAACTGGTAACTATGTTTCTGATGTATCTGGTACAACGAATGAAATTGAAGTCAGTGCTTCTACAGGTTCAGTAACAATTGGTTTACCATCTAACGTAACAATCGACAGCAATCTAACTGTTGGTGGATACATTGGCGGTCCAGCAGTCTTTACGATTGATCCTGCTGCTATCGGAGATAGTACAGGTAAAGTTGTAATTCTTGGTGACTTACAAGTTGATGGTGTTCAAACAACAATTAACTCCACTACTGTAAGTATCTCTGATAAGAATATTGTATTAGCAGACTCTGCGGCAGATGCTTCTCAAGCAGATGGCGCTGGTATCACAGTAAATGGTGCTAATGCTACTGTACAGTATGCATCAACTGGTGATAAATGGGTATTTAACAAAGCACCTTATTATAACACGAATAGAATCTTAACAACTGCTGATACCTTACATGATTCTAATTTAGTACAAGGTCAGATTGATTCCTCTTTAGGTGTTTTAGATACTCATGATAGTGCGGCAGTTCTTGGTCAGATTAATGCAACTGTAGATGCTACATTTGTTCGTCCTCTGGCTCGTGCTGCACTCGTTGCAGGCAATAACATTACCTATGACTCGTCAACTGGCGTGATTGCAAGTACAGCAGCTGGAGGTACTGATTCTGCTACTGTAGTTTCGATTGCAGATTCTAGAATTGGTGTCGCTAGTATTGGCGATCTTTCAGATGTTGATCTTACAGGTATTGCCACCGATAGAGTCCTTAAATGGGATGGATCCAAATTTATCGTAGCACTGGATGTTACAGGATCTGGTGGTGCTGGTATTGCCCTTACTGATCTCGCCGCCGCTAATACTCCAGGTAAATTTGGTTCTCTTTCTTATAACAGCGGAGCTGGTGTATTCACCTATACTGGTCCAGATTCGAATGACGTCAAGACGGTTACTGGTATTCCTTACGGTAACTTAACAGGAACGCCAACTGTTCTCGATTCTGCTGCTATAGCGCCTATTGTAGACTCTGGTATCACTAACAATATCTTAGGAACTACTAATCAGGTTACAGTTACAACTGGAAGCAAAACCGCAACAATCGGTCTTCCTACAAACGTAACAGTTGATAGTAACTTAACAGTTGGTGGATATATTGCTGGTCCTGCTGTATTTACAATTGATCCAGCAGCCATTGGAGATAGCACTGGTAAAGTAGTTATTCTTGGTGACCTTCAAGTAGACGGTCTGACTACTACTATCAACTCTACAACAGTTTCGATTAGCGATAAAAATATTGTTCTTGCTGATTCTGCTGCCGATTCGAGTCAAGCAAATGGCGCAGGTATTACTGTTAATGGCGCTAATGCAAAGCTTACATATACCTCTGCAGATGACAGATGGACATTTAATAAAGCACCATACTATAACACCAATCGTCTTTTAACTGCAGCAGATGATTTACATGATTCTGCATTAGTACAAGGGCAGATCGATTCTAACTTTACAAATGATACTACATTCGTAAGAGTTGCTGGTGATGATGTTAGTGGACCAATTACATTCCTTGATAACGTAGAGGCGAGATTTGGTGCAGGTGGTACTGATCCATATGACTTTAGAGTTTATTCTACTGGATCGTCAAACCGCATTCAAGCAGGTGAGACTGACACACTCACCGTTGCGGCAGGTACAGTATTCTTTGCAAATAAAGCTTTTGAATCAACATTAACCATCAATTCTACATCTAGCACTGATCTTTACTACAATAAAGTGAAAGTTGCTGAGACTACCTCTACTGGCATGTCGATGAACAGATTGGCAGCAGACTCTAGTGTAACTGTTGGCGGTAATGCAGTTCTTACAACAGCAAGCACTATTGATGCAGATACCTTAGACACCCTTCAGGCTACATCTTTCTTACGGTCTGATCAATCTGATAGTATGGCAGGAAGCCTTACGATTGACAGCGACTTAACTGTTCTTGGTGATGCTACAATCAGCGGTTCTCTTACGGTTTCAAATAACAGCCAAGTAAGATTCACTGACAATGTTATTACATTTAATTATGGATTTGCTGGTTCGCCTAGTGATAGTGTTGGATTTGAAGTAATAAGGGGTTCACAGCCAACTGTAAGCTTTATTTGGAATGAAACTGACGATCAGTGGGACTTTGGTACGGAAGACGTTAACACCACTGGTAAGATGCTATTCAGTAACGAGTATGCTGATCTTGCAGCTCTGTATGCAGTTGATGCTCAGACATATCGTGGTATGGTTGCTCACGTAGCATCTACTGGTAAAGAATATATTGCAAATGGCGATAGTGCTAATGATTGGCATGCTCTTCTCGATGAAGTTAGCTCTACCACAGACGATCTCTCTGAAGGTAGCACGAATCTTTACTATACTCAATCTAAAGTAGATTCTGATATTGGTGTTATTGTCAATGCCGCATATGTAAACGCATTAAATGTAAATGCTGATACAGTTGATAGCTTACAAGCTAGTCAGTTCTTACGCAGCGATTCAGATGACACTATGTCTGCTAATCTGACTGTAACAGGAACCATTACTACTGGAACTGGTTCTAATACAACTATTGTAGATGCAACTGACACCAATCAATATTCCATCAAACATACTTTAGTTGGAGTTTCAGTTACTACTGGTAATCCTACACAGATTAGTACGTTTGCACATAACAGCGCTGCTGCAGCAGTCGAGTATGTAATGCAATTACAAGAAGCGACTACCAACAAAACTCAGGTTACTAAAGTCCTGGCAACTTATGATGGTTCTGAAGTTGCATTCACTGAATATGGTGTAGTTCATACTGGAGACAGCGATTTAGGTACATTTGCAGTTGTTGATGATGGAACGAATATTGATCTTAACTTTACCCGTCGAGGATCTAACAACGTAACAGTAAAGATTGCCAAGACGGTTATTATATAAATAGAATTAAAATATAACGCCAGACGGGGAAAGTGAACCATGGCTAAAGACGATTTTAAAGTCAAAAAAGGTCTAGTAGTAGGCAAAGGTATTGTTGCAGACTCTGATGTAAGAGCTAATGCATTCATCGGTGATGGTTCGCAACTTACGAATCTTGACTACAATGACATTACTAGCAACCTTCCCAATATTCTAGACTCTGGCAATGTCAGCGCTCTTATTGATAGCGCAGACACTCACGACTCTGCTGCTGTTCTGGGTCAAATTACTTCTACTGTAGATAGTGACTATATTGAACTGCGCAGACCAGCCGAAACAATCTTTAATGTTGTTAATAATGGGTCTGCCGCATATCAATACTCTGGTGATGGTTTCCCGGTTCAGTCTGGAAATAATCCTGATATTTACCTTACACGGGGTAAAACATACAAGTTTGATGTAAATGCTTCTGGTCATCCATTCTGGATTCAAACATCTAGTGGAGCATACAATTCTGGAAATGTTCTAAGTGATTCTGATGGTGTTACAAATAACGGACAACAAAGTGGGAATGTATTCTATACTGTACCTATGACAGCACCTACACAACTTTACTATGTCTGTCAGTATCACTCTGCTATGAATGGTAACATCTACATTGATAAGGTTGTAGGTGTAGATTCTGCTGCTGTAAGTGCTTTAATCGATTCTGCTGATACTCATGACTCTGCCGCTGTTCTTGGTCAGATTAATACTACAGTAACAACAAATTATATTAACTCTTTATCTGGCACATTAGATGCTGATACACTTGGCGGTAATGATTCTAACTATTTTACTAATGCTGGCAACTTAACTGGTACTCTAGACTCTGGTCGTATTCCGACACTTGTTCTTGGTACAGATACAAACGGCAACTATATTCAGTCCACAACTGCTGGTCTTGGTATTAAATCACTTTCTGCTGCTGGTGAAGGTGTAGATCAAACAATTGCTGTAGACTCTGGATTCGTTACTGGATTATTTACAGGTGGTGATGGTATCAGCTATAGTGGTGGTACGATTGCTCTTGATCCTACTGATAGTGCAACATTTGCAAATGTAACAGCTACAAACGAAATTAGAATTAAAGACTCTGCGAATGGTAGTGAAGTATCTCATCTTTCTGGCGATCCAAACTTAGGATTAGTTATTCATTCGCATGCTCATGCTACTGATGGTGGCATTCGTTTCGTGATTCACGATACAGCAGATTCTGATTTCTTAGTTATCAATAGAACTAATGGCATCTCTTTTGAAAGTAGAAGAGCTAGGAATCTTGCGGATCCAGTTACAGATCAAGATGCAGCAACTAAAGCATATGTGGATGCTGTAGCAGAAGGTTTGCATGTTCATGAAGCAACAAGAGTAGCCACTACACAAACACTTATCAGTGATGCTAATATTACTGCCGTTACATATGATAGTGGTGCTTCTGGTGTAGGTGCATTCCTCGCTATTACAGGTTCTCTTGACTCTATTGATGGTATAACACTCGTTACCAATGATAGAATCTTGGTGAAAGACGAAACTAATCAGGCAAATAACGGTATTTACGTTTGGGATTCTGCTACTCGTATTACAAGAGCGACAGACTTTGATACGGCTGCAGAGATTGCTGGTGGTGACTTTGTATTCACCACAGAAGGTACAACTAATGCCTCTGCTGGCTTTGTACAGACCCAACCACATACACAAGCTCCTGGTGACAGTGCAATCGTATTCCAACAGTTCTCTGGTGCTGGTCAAATTACTGCTGGTGACGGTCTCGCCAAGGCTGGTAATACATTAAGTGCTGATTTAAAGTTAAACGGTGGACTTGAGATATCTTCTTCTCAGATCCAAGTAAAGGTAGATGGAACCACCATAACTAGAACTGGCGCTGGTAATCTTCAAGTAGACACTATTGATCTGGATCAAATGTCTCTTGGTACAGGTACAGGTGAAGTTAGTATACAGAATATTATTGGTCAAACTAACGAAACCACTAATGCATTAACAGAAGGCACGACTAATCTTTACTACACTACTGCTAGAAGTGATTCTGATACTAGAGCATTAGTAGATTCTGACTATGTTCGTTTACGTGCTGACTCTGATTATGTAAAATCAATTGCAGACTCTGATTATATCAAGACGGTTACAAGTTTCCCGAGCACTAATCTCAATAATAGTTCGGTAACTGTTACTGCTGGCAAAGGTCTGTTAAATGGTGGGTCTGTATCCCTTGGCGGCACTATCACAATTAATCTTGACTCTGCCAATATTCAAAGCTTTACACTTGATTCTGGTGAAGTTACGAATATGATTGACTCTGCTTACATTAAACCACTGGCAAGAGCAGCAATTGTAGCAGGAACAAATATTACCTATGACTCTGCTACTGGTGTAATTTCTGGTGCTGCTTCACTAACTGTTAAAGATGAGGGTTCTGCTCTTACAACTTCAGCAACCGCTCTTAATTTTGTCGGACCTGGAGTAACAGCTTCTGGTAGTGGCGCAGAAAAAACAATTACTATTGAGGGTTCTGCTCCTTCCTTTGCCGTTGCGCTGAATCTTTTGGATTCGACTGGTAGAGCAGGAACTGATATTACATCTGCACTTGGTGTTGGTGATCCAGTATTCTATGACTCTGATGCTGGTTACTGGACTGGCGCTAAGGCAGACTCTGCTTCAACAGCATCTCACGTCATTGTAGAATATAGCACTAGTAACAGCAACTTTAAGATTGCTCAGACTGGTGTGTTTACACTTGACTCTAACTCTGGTTCGCCGACGTTCTTAGATAACTCTTATTACTATATTAGCGATTCTTCTGGCGTACCTACTCCTACACAACCTACAACTGGTATCTTCCAAGCACTTTACTATGCGCTTGATTCTGATACGATTGATATTAACTTAGGTGATCCAGTAGAGATTGGCGTAGGAACAACAGATGTTGAGCAGTTTCCTGCTGTAAGTCAGGGTGCTACTGTATTAACACTTACTCAAGCAATTAATACTGCCAGAACTGATGTATTCAAGAATGGTGTATTACTGAGAGAAGGGGCATCGCAAGACTATGCGATCAACTCGCCTACTCAAATTACTATGGTGGATGCACTTGATGACTCGGATCTAATTAGTGTTAGAAGTACAGTACTTGGAACGACTCTGAATACAGCGACTACTGTTATCTCTGGAACTACAGCTAGTGCACCAAATCCTTCTGTTACAGGCGATGCTAATACTGGCCTGTTCTCTGCTGCTGCAGATACTGTCAGTATCGCCACTGGTGGTAGTGAAAGATTAAAAGTTACTAATAGCGGAATTGAAACCACTTCTGGTATTAGTGGCGATCTTACATTAAATAGCGGTGTTGGTATT